CAATAGCCTCAATCGTCTCTTCCTGACGGTTTCTGAAACTTGGGCCTGCCTTACAGATAACGTCATAAGAACCCACTGACAGATCATTAACTGTGACAATCTCGCCAGTTTGGTTGTCTATCACTTGTTGGTTAAGGTCAGCCATGTCAAACGACTCATCTTCACGCAGGACTCTGACCGTTCTATTGGTGTCATAGACTTTAGGGATAGCGTCCTTGATCAACCTACCAGTAGCAGCGATGGCTATCTCCATTGCTCGGCTGTACTTGAACGTGCCATTGTCGCCCTTGTTTTGGAGCTGCCGTATTGCCACACCTGATTGAGCGTTAGGGTTGTCGCCCATGTTAGCTGCAAACATACCCGCAGTGGCGTTGATCATGCCCTGCATGGACTGAGCTATCAGACTCAGACCCTGATTGACCTGCGCCCCACCTTGTTGTTGTGGGATGGCAGGAAACTCAGGATCAGGGTTGAAGAACTGCACCGGATCAGAGTTGGTGTTGAGAGTCGCTATCTGGTCTTCATGACCCGCAGCCTGAGTAGGAGTCATCCAGTATTTAGCCCGTGGAGCTAATGCGCCTTCCTCAATAGACCGAGACATTGCGTAGTTCAATACACGCTGTGGGTCTAGTAGCTTCTCAACCACGCCCCAGTACAGAGTCTTGCCTTCAAATATCTTGAAGTTGCCGTACACAGGGATAACTGGAATTCTGTTAAACACAGTGTCACGGTCTTCTTCTAGCCAATCCTTGTTATCAAAGAACCTTGAACAGACCTTGTGTACCTTGCGCGTCCTTCTACGAACCTCAGTGACTCCTATCGCAGCCAGATCATCTACGATCTTTTCAAAGTCCTCATTGACCTCATGCGTTTGACCGTTGGACATCATTACCAATTCACGGTCTTCTGACTCCATATACAAGAACTCACCAACAACAATAGCCTCAGCCTTGTCGTAGTAAGCATCGCCCTCACGGTCATCAGGGACGGACTCACCCGAGCCTTCAGGCCATCGGTTTTCATACTCATCAACCGCCATCGGATGCAAGACAAAGCAATACCGTGAATCAGACTTATCCTGTAGCTCCGCAGCAGGGTCAAACCATACTCGGTCTACTGGGTTACCGATCTTCTCAATCACAATGTCCTGATCAAAGGAGTTGTCATCTGCAAACTTCTGACTTACACGCCACGCATCAAAGCCACCAGTAACCATGCCTCTGGCTGCTTGTGAGTAGACTTGCTTGGCGTTGGAGATATTCTCAATGTTACGGATCAGGCCGTCATAGGTTGAGGCTATGTCCTTCGTGGCGTTGCCACCAGCAGGGCTGACTCGGATGTCAAAGTCTGCCTGTTCAATCTCTGAGGCAACCTGATCCACTATGGGATTGACGTTATCAAAGGTGTAGCGTGGCTTGTTCTGGTTGGCTTCCCACCAGTACGGTTCCCACTGCCCATCCCTCTTATCAAGGAACAGATGAGCCTCACGAGACATCTCACGGTTGTCGTGGTCTGCCTCCTGACACGAGGAGAGAAGATTCAACACACTCTGGTGGTCTTCGTACTTGTCTTTATAGGACAAATCATCCTCAGTCATCTGAGCAGATTCTTCTTTCTCTTCGTATCCGTTTTCGTAGGTAGCCATTAGCCCCAGCCTTTAAAATTGATTTTGACAGCCGCTTTCTGCACTGCCTTTGGTGAAAACATTGACATCATAAGCGCATCACCCATGTTAGGAGATGGCAGCTCATACGGCTTCTTCGCCATGTCTATCTTCGACATAATCTGGATTTTACCATTATTTGAGCGTTTTTGCGGTATTCTGCACACTTCACTTCTTAGCTGGTCTAGCACCCCAATCTCTGAGGACAATGAGATTATATCATCAGGGTTTACATACTCCCCTTTGACCACAGCTCGGTAGGTAGCCTCGAACCTATCCCTCAGTTTCCACCAGTATTGCGCCCTCTTGTTGAAGAACGTGTCCTTGTTGGTCTTAGAGTCTGAACCAGAGTAGGGGACGTTGGCATCATCAGGAGTCTCTGAGCCACGGAACTGGTGCTTCTGCATGGAGGTAGACTCTAGCTCTTGGTCTACCTGACGCTTGAGCGATATACCCAAGCCGTCACAGTCCCACACGAACCAATCTGCTTGCGCTTGCCTAGCCTTCTGCAAGGCCCAATCCATTCCCTCACCTGAGTCGCCTGTTACCTTTTCACACACATCCAAGACTACAGAGCCTTTACGCAGTGCAAAGCCCTTGCTGTCTCCACCCTCATCAGATGGATCGTGTGAGGCTATCAACGCGCCTGTAGGCTCGAACCCGAGCTTGATGTGTGCATCTATCGCAGCGTCATACCACTCGGTTGGGATGATGTTATCTTCAACAGAGTCGTAGTATTCGCCTTCCCAGATGTGCTGGAACAGAGCAGGAGACATCAACGCTCTGTCGTTTTCCATCTCTTGCTTCAGGACTTCAGGCGCTAAAGGATTGTCTGTAATGTTAATGATGACTATCAGGTGCAGGTCGTCCTCGTAGTAACCATCTCTGCGGAGCTGCTTCTCATACGGCTTGATGAACCTCTGACTAAAGGCATCCACACTTGATCGGGGGTTGGCACTGAACCATATCTCTGAGCCTTCCTCACGCAGCGTAGGCGTTAGGGCCTTGAGAGAGTTGAAGGAGATAGTCTGAGCTTCTTCCACCCAGAACCGTTGGAAGCCGTGCATTGACTTCACGCCTTCTGGGTTTCTGGCTAGGCCACGGAACTTAAACACTGGGTCTTGGTTGAGGAGGATTTGGTTGTTCTGCACCTCAAAGCCCTGAAGGCTGAGGCGTTCTATCTCTGACTTGAGCAAAGCATGAACTGAGTCGTCTATGCTGTTCTGGAACTCACGGAAGCAGGCAGTCTTAATCCCCTTGGTCTGTGCGTCCATCAGGCACATATCAGCAAAGCTCATTGACTTACCTGAGCCTCGCCCACCTATGGCAATCTTGAAGCGTTTAGGCGTATCTATGAACGGCCTGAGCTTCTTGGGGATTTGCATCTTGGGCATTATTCGTAAGTCGCTTTCTTCTTACCCTTCGCCCTTGACATAGCTATTGCTATCGCTTGCTTCTGTGGCTTTCCCGCTGCCATCTCTATCTTTATGTTCTCGCTTATTCCCTTCTTGCCTTTCTTTGTGCTTGCTGGCATTGCCGAATATCCTTTCGTAGTTATCAAGATACTTGCTTACGTTGTACTTGCGTGGCCTAGAGCCTTTGCCGCCTTCCCACGGCCCTGTACTCATTCAACCACCTCAATCGTCCACTGCATATCAACCTCAATGGGTTCGCCGTCCCTGCCAGTTATCTCTTGGCGCTTTGTCTCTGTCCATCCTGCTTGGTGAGACAGATAGAACTTAGCAGCGTTTACATCCCCATCTAAAGCCTTTGCAGCCAATGACTTAGCAACCTTAGTTATCCCAAGAGCTTTACCCTTCCTGTAAGCCTCAGAAAGTTCTGGCTGTCTCTGTAGCGCAGCGCGTAAAGTATTGGCAGTACAGCCAAAATAATCAGCTAACTGCTTTTGGCTTAATACGTCAGCCAGCTCAAAGCATTCTTTCACTTCTTGCTCTGTGAAGACTCGTGGCGGTCTGTGAGGAGGGTTACTCACTGGTCTAACTCCTGTGTGGTTTTCCTAATTGTATCATGACTTGTTCTTCTTAGCCGTGTACCGAGCGAAGGTTTCGTCACGCAAGGCTCTGGTTTCGTAGCCATTGCTAAATGACTGAGGAGGAAAGACTTGTATCTTCCCACCCTTAGCCAAGAACTCTTCTGTTTGCTTCTGGATTATTTCACTCAGCAAAGAGTTGTCCTTCATAATGCGATGTCCATGTTAAAGATAATAGGCAGGTTTAGCTTCCTGCGCTGTTCCCTACGAGCCAATGACTCTTTAATTTGCTTGTAGTCATTATAACCTATTGTTTTGCCTTGTTTAAGTGTTTCATGAGCCATCATTATCATGGTTTCATCCCAATCGGCTTTCTTGTTTAACAGCCAGTGACGGTCATATTCCGTCTTGAATGGCTTATCAAACAGTACTTCTGGCTTCATACCAATGGCTTCGACTATCTCTGGCCCCTTAGCACCACAGGCGTGGCAGTACATGAGAATCTTGTCCTCTGCCTCCTTGATGGACATTGAAGGGTTGTTATCCCCATGTACAGGACAGCAGGCCACATAGTTCTTACCTGATCTTCTAACCTTATCCAGACTACCAAGAATACGTTCTAGGTTTAGCATCACTCATTCTCCTTCTGATGTTCATGTGAGTTATAAAGTTCCTCACTTCGTTGGTTACAGGTCTTGGGGTTCTGTCGACCCCTTTAGGCCAAACGCCAAACTTGGCCCTGTATTGATGGCTGCTCCATCCTTCTGCGTAGCCTTTATCCTTGGCATACTGCACAAGCTGCCCCATCCAATCAGACTTGTCTTCTACCTTGAAGTCCTTACTGGCTTTCTTGAGCATTGAGCCATCATCCTTGAACACAGGCTCGTTAGATGGGATGCAATACCCACAAGCGCATTTGCGGCCTTGGAAGGCTGCTGAACAGACAGGACAATCTCTGGTGATTTTTTCCTTCTCTTCTTTCTTGAGCTGCTTACGCTCGTTGAACTTCTGTGTACCGTCATCCAGCTTAGATGGGACAATATCCTCTGGAAAGCCAAAAGTCTTTAAGTTTGATGCGTGGTCAAGATAGGTCGCCCTTTTTTTGCCCTCACAGATTCTCCAGACTCTTCCTGCCCTTTGAACGAAGGCTATCGGAGACTTAGTGGGGAAGCAGTCTATCAGTATCTCCACAGATGGATCGTCATAACCCACCCCTAAGAGCCGACTGCAACACAAGACCTTGCACCGTCCAGACCTGTGGTCATCATAGATGTACTTACGCTCTTCCTCACCCATGTAACCATCAATGTGTAACGCAGGAATGCCAGCAGCGTTGAACCGTTCTACCATTGACTTGGAGTGTGCCACCGAAGGACTAAAGGCTATGGCCTTTCTCTGAAGGTCATTAGAGTGCTTACGGTAATTCTCTACTATGTCACCGTTGAAAGTCTCATCATCCATCATGGCCTTGCCCAGTGCTTCTGGGTCATAGTCCGAGCCACCAGTTGATAAGGCTTTGGTCTTTATGCCTTTACGGTCTATGGATTTACCAACGTAATAATCAGTAGGACACAGCCAGCCCTTGTCTAGTAACTGTCTGGTTGTAGTAGTTACTATCAGGTCATCCCAGTGCAAGCCTAAACCTTTACTGAATGGCGTGGCGCTAAGCCCTATGAACGGCACGTTGTTATAACGCTTCATGAATCCCTCTACCAAGCCTTTGTACATGGTGTGGCACTCATCCACTATCGCTAAACCAAAGGTCAGGTGATTACGCCGTACAGCCGTCTGGATGGACGCTATCTGAATTAAGCAGTTAGGATCATACCGTGGGTCATCGCCCTGTAGGACGCTGTATGAAGCTCCTAGACGGTCAAACGTGTCAGTCGTCTGAGAGACGAGTTTAATGCGGTCACAGAAGAATACAGACCGAATGCCCTTCTCTGCTGCGTTCATCATGATATGGGCTGCAATCATGGTCTTACCCATACTACATGGTGCTGCCAGCAAGGGTCGCACCTTACCTTTGCGTAGAGACTGCCTCAGAGCTTCTACCGCAACCTCTTGGTGTGGTCTAAGCTCTATCATCAGCAGTCACCGCCTT